GAAACTAGATCGGCGCAACAACAACGTGAGTTCGTTCGTCTTCTCGATAGGTCTGGCGTGGAGGTTAAAGGATGAGCGAAGTACTGGTACCACCGTGGATTGAGCCTGATGATGAACAACACGAATTGCTCGATGAAGGATCGAGTGTGTTCAGTGCTGCGTTTGCCCCGGGTCTTACTCAGCGTCAGAGCTACGGTGGGCTGCGACTTAAGCTCTCACGTAATCACACAGTACGTGCAGATGAGAAGGCGCAACTTCTATCGTTACTCAGGTCCACTCGTGGCCGATATAACTCAGTGCGCTCAAAGGTCCACTTCATTCTGCGAGGCTCGTTTCCCGCGACGGAACTGCTGAGCAACAACACATTTGCGGACGGAACAACGGGATGGTCCGCGCAAGCCTGCGCGCTATCGGTATCAGACCGAATGCTCCAATTGGCGCTTGGCGCCGACCATTCCGCGACACCAGCCGCGTTTCGCGCCGGCATCTCGGTCACGCAATATGCTCCGCTGGTTGCCAGATGCGCGGTCACTCTAGGGAAGGGCGTTACCGCTGCGGGAGTGTTGGTTGGCGCGGGCAACCCATCGGCTTCGAACGCTGTCGCTGCCGGCATCGCCACCGCATCGCTCGTAGCCGACGCTGCGACCGCGAGCTTTTATGCAGGCATTCTCTCGACTCCAACGACGTGGTCTCCTGGAGATTCGATCTTTGTCCCATGGGCATCATTGAGCCGCTGCGCGCTCATCGACAACGGCGTGAACACCCTAGTCCGCTCTGATGAGTTCGACAACGCGTCATGGACGAAAACAGCCGTAACAGTAACAGCCAACGATGGCGGTACGCTCGACCCCATCGGCACTAACACGGCGGACAATTCGGTAGAGACGACGGCAACGAGCGGACACTACGTCTCGCAAGCGTTGACAGTGAGCAGTGCCGCTCACGATCGCTGTTTCGCGGTTGCCGTGAAGACGTTGGGGCGGTCGCACTGCTGGCTAGGCATGGACGAGGGCGGCGCCACCTCCGTCACGCAGTATTTCAATCTCTCCACAGGCGTTGCCGGCACTTCGAATGTCGGCGCCGGTTGGTCCAATCTGAGGTCATTCTCCTTCAGCCTCGGCAACGGATGGTGGTACTTCGCAATCGTGGCGCGCAAGACAACTGCGGCCACTGCATTGGCTGCTAACGTAGGCGCGGCGACAGCAGATGGAACCAATTCCTATGCCGGCAACTCAAGCTTTGGCCAGTATAACTGGCGCGGAACCTGCGCGTCATCGTCCGTGCCAGTTCGACTGGTGCAGACGACGAGCGCCGCATCTACCGGTACCGCGCAAACCGGCTCAGCGCTCCATGTCAAGGGACTGCCGGCGAGCACGAACGGCCTACTGTTGCTTGACGACGTGTTCGAGATCAATGGCGAACTAAAGACATGCACGGCAGCGTTGAACTCTGATGCTGCCGGCCTTGGATATCTGCAGTTTGAGCCTGCGTTAGTTCGCTCACCGGCCGACAACGATCCTGTGATCGTACTTGATCCAATGGGAAAATTTCTGATGTCAAACTTAAAGATAGGGAATGAGTACGGCGTGCAAGCCAATGTATCGTATGACTTGGAGCACATCTATGAGTAGAAATGAAAGTGCTGCAGTTACTTCGATATCACAACTGCCAACGCTTCAATATCGTTGGTTGGTTGAAGTTCATTCAGTAACTGGTGGTGTGACTCGAGCATGCACAGGATTTCAATTCGTGTTGTTCAACGGCAATACATATTCACCTGTTGGCAATCTTGGGAGTATCGAGAAAGTGCAAGAAGATTCCGACATCTTCCCGCGTGCCGTGCGTATGTCGTTCGCTGCGGTCAACACTACTCAGATTCAAGACGTATTGAATGAACAGCTGTTCAACAAACCAGTGTTTATAAAGAGAACATTTTTGACTGATTCACATACTTGCGTGTCTACACCAGAGGAGTTGTTTCGAGGTTTCATCAATACGTGCGAGATGAAATTGGGTGATAAACAGCGTGGCGATTATTTTGAGATAGAAGTTGAGTCGCGATTACTGCGACCACCTAAAGCCAGGTACTTCAACAAAGAAACGTTGTGGACGTTCTACCAGCAAAGCGGTGACACGTTCTTTGACTACCTTGTCAAGATACCGTTGGCAAAAGCAAACTGGGGTGGTCTGAACCCAGCGGGGTTTAACAATCCGGTACCATCTCCTACGCCTGTCAACCCTGGGCCCAGAAGTCCAGGAGGACGGCACTGATGCGTCACCATGATTGGCAGAAAAGGTTCTGGGCTGAGATCCAATTACAATCAGGTGAAGATTTTGAATGGGGTAAGCGTGACTGTGTGTTGTCGGCGGCAAGGTTAATGGATGTGATAAGCGATGAAGGTTATTTAAAAAAACTTTCAGATAGGTTTATGTGGGCAAACCTACGTGAAGCTGTAGAACTCATGCGTAGTGGTACTTTAAAATCATTGGTGAGTAGCGTCATGGGTGATATAGAACCAACTGTGTCGCTTACCTGGGGCGACGTTGCGCTTGTTGTAGACGACGACGAGCGCGAGTCGCTAGCTATCAATGATGGCGCGCAGTTCGTAGGCCCGGCGCAGAAAGGGTTTCGCAACATACCATTTCGTTGCGTAGTTGGCGGATGGAGCACCACTTAATGCCACAAGCTGCAATCACTGCTTTAGCCAGTTTCTTCGTTAGTTTAGGCGTATCTGCGGCGACTGCCGCATTCGTGGCAGAGGTATTCGTTTACGCCGCTTCCGCGTATTTGTTGAACCGCGCATCAGCCATGCTCACTCCAAGGCAACGCTCTGCTGGCTTAGGGTCGGGTACTGAGATCAATTACTACGATTCAGGTGCGCCGGTACGTATCGCTTACGGTGAGGTAAAAACCGGTGGTATGGAGACTATACCGCCTATAACTAGCGGTATTAATAACGTACTACTACACAAAGTTCTAACGCTTGCCGGGCACGAGATAGATTCGTACACCTTCACACACTTCGATACAACCACCATCACCAACGCTCAAGTTAGAACTGTGGCATTCACCGATTCCGACGGCATGGTCAACAGCGGTACGTATGGTGACCATGCTTTCATTAGACGTTATCGTGGAACGTCAACTGACAGCTTAGACAAGATGTTGTCTTCTGCTAACAGCGTGGCCTTTGGTAACTTCAGAGGTCGTGGCATTGCTAAAGCAATGGTCACGATGAAGTACAACCAAGATGTGTATCAATCTATTCCTACAGTTACGTTTACATATCAAGGCAAGCGCTGTTATGACCCACGGTTGGATTCCTCGCCTGGTGCCGACCCAACCAATACGTCGTATATTGCATGGACTCGGAACTCTGCTTTGTGCACAGTTGATTATCTAATGAGCCCACTAGGCGGTGACTACCAAAGCACAGACATAGATTGGACTACTGTTGTCACTGCTGCTAACTACTGCGATGGATTAGTGGATATCCCAGGAGCCACCACGCAAGCGCGTTATACGTGCAACGGAGTTCTATTCGCTAACGATGAGTTCACAGAAAACGTCCGTTCACTAGTTGATTCCATGTTGGGTCGAATTATATTCAGAGATGGCAAGTGGAGGTTGTACGCTGGTAGTTGGCAAACACCGACGTTTACGATCCCTAAAACTGCCTGGATAAGCGGGCTCACTATCAGATTCGAACAAGGTAAAAAGAAACGCTTCAATGAAATGCGTTGCTGGTATGTAGACCCAGCTAGGGAGTGGCAACGTGTTCAATCACTGCCCAGGACTAACACTACTTATAAAACAGCTGATGGCGAGGAGTTGTTGGATGCGACCACGGAGCAGCTGCTCTGCACAAACGAATACGAAGCGCAACGTAAGGCTGAGTTTCTATTGAGACAGTCTCGCAATCAAATCATAGTTGCAGGACGCTTGCCGCCTAAGTACCAAGACATTGCACTCTGGGACACCGGCACTATCGTGTTCGATCATCTAGGTTGGTCATCGAAGACATTCCGAGCTGTCGGTATAGATATGAACCCCGATGGCAGCATGGATTGCGTTTTTTCAGAGGAGCAATCAACTGACTGGACTGATCTTGTCGCTGCTGATTACGACGCGCCTAGTCTGGCTGCGCTTCCTGAGATCAACGTCACTACTCCGAGCGAGCCGGTGGGGTTCTCAGCTGTTCCACAAATCAACGGAACGATACTATTCAATTGGAACACGCCAGTAGTTAAGCCAGTAGGCACACAGTTCCAGATTATACGCAGCACAAACTCTGCGGATGCGTCGGTAGGCACCGCGATATGGCAAGGAATAGCGGCTCCTGTACCCCTGGTAGTTCCAACATCTAGGCACTGGTACTACGGCAGATCGATTGCTAATAGCGCTTTCAGTGCTTACAACCCCAACACATTCGGAGTTCTTGGTGAGCCCACCGGCGAAGCAGACAGAACTCAAAGCCGAACTCTTGTTTCTGACCCTGAGCTACAGTTGTCAACGATAAACGGAAAATTCTGGGGA